GCCACCGAAAGCGCCTCCGCCTTCACATAGTCCGGAATCTCCGCGTGCTGTATGCCTTCTGCGGCGGCGGTTTCCACGCGCACGACCTTGCCGCCGACCACAAGCGGCTTGCCGTCTTTGTAAACCGTTTTAAGCATCGCCCACCTCCACGCCATATCGCTTGAGCATCGCGGCAACAGCCGCATTTCTAAGCAGCTTCTTTCTCTGCCCCTGATTCAGCGCATCGATGATGGTTTGCAGCGCGTTTTTGATTTCCACATTGTACGCGACAACTCGCTCTCTCAAATCGCTCATGCCGTCACCCCGCTTATCAGTGCCTCGATGGCCTCGCGCAGCTCCGCGTTATCCTGCTCCAGCGCGGCAATGCGCTCCTCGGGCGTAGGCTCCGGCGCGGGCATTTCTGGCGGTAGAACTTGCATCTCTTCAATTTCTTCTGCCGTCAATTCACGGTATACTCCGTTTTCGCATATTTTCATACCGTCACCTCCCGTAAAATTTCAACGACGTACCCGCTTTAAAAACTCCACTTTTACCCTCCGCCCACGGCGCAATCGCAAAAACAGTTAACGGATTTCCAATGCCTTGAAATGCAGCTACCGAGTCATTGCGTAACGCCGAGGCTGAGAAAGATGGTGCGTAACTGTTCATATATGTGTTGTACGGATTGTGCTGCGTGCGCGAAAGAACAAATTCAGGAAGCACGTTTACATATGCTGCAATGGATTCGATACCAGATTCGGCAGCATTAAGAACTTCTCCAAGACCAAACGTAGGATTTCCGTATCCAATTTTACCGTTAAGCGATAGCGTCAGGTTTTTGTTTATTGCGTCGCACTTTACGCCACCAAAAAACGCCAGCTCACGAATCGAAAACGAGTTGCCCGTCGCGGTTTTGTCGATTTTAATAACTGCTGAATCCTCTGAAAGCGTAATATCTGCCAACAACGTCCAATCGCTCGCACCACCGGAGTTTCCACCACCCCCCTCCATATCCACCGGCTCCCACTTGGTCGGCTTGCCGTTGGTGTCCACCGCCGTGATTTTGGCGATTTGGCCGACTTGTGCGCCGGTGATGCCGAGGGATACAGGCTCGTCGCCAAGCTCCGCCTGTACACCGCCTGCAACAACTGCCTCTGCAATCTCTGACTTGTCCGCAGGCGTCAGCGTGTAGCTGTCGCCCTTTGGACCTTGTGCTCCGTTCATCACGTTTGCGGATGTCGTTCCGGTCTTGTCCTTGATGATGATCTTCGCGCCGCCATTGATCGGCGTGACCGTCGCCTCCGGGCTGTAGCCGTCGCTGCCGTCTTTACCGGCTGCTCCGTCAGCGCCCTTTGCACCGGGATCGCCCTTGTCACCCTTGGGGCCGGGGTCACCCTTCGCGCCCTGCAACGGGCCGTTGTTGATCCAAGTGCGAGTTACGCCGTCGTAGATGTAAATGTCATACGGCTCAGAAGCGCCGACGCCGTAGGCATCGCCAACGGCAGGATTTTTCACAGAGGTTTGGAGCGCAGAGACCGTGCCATAATAGCCCTTTACAACAAAGCCGGAGCCGGTTTCACCCTTTGGGCCGGGGTCGCCTTTGTCTCCCTTCGGGCCTTGCGGGCCTCTCTCGCCCTGCGGGCCGGTCTCGCCCGGAATGCCCTGCGGTCCCTGAATGCCCTGTGGGCCTCGCTCGCCCTGCGGGCCAGTGTCGCCTTTCGCTCCGTCAGCACCCTTTTCGCCCGGAACACCCTGCGGGCCAGCGTCACCTTTCAAGCCTCTTTCGCCTTGAGGCCCCGTTTCTCCGCGCGGGCCTTGTGGGCCTGCCTCGCCTTTTTCGCCGGGAATGCCCTGCGGCCCCTGCGGCCCTGTGTCACCCTTTAAGCCCTGCGGGCCAGCCTCGCCCTTGAGGTCGGAAACGGCAATCAGGTTTTCCCACGTAACGCCGTCGTTGGAATACTGGATGTACCCGCCGGACACACGCATATCAATCGTGCCGCCGCCAGAGCCGCCGCCCGTGCGTGCCGCCTCGTTGATCGCGGCAACAAGATTCTCCTTCGCTTTGGTGGTCAGCTTCGACAGGTCGCCGATTTGCGTCTGAATCGCCTCGAACCATGCCTTGCTCGGCGCGTCGGGCGCTTCCGCACCAGCCTCAAGCGCTTTCACAACAAAGAAGTCAAACTTATCGGATTTCGCAAGGGTATTCCCGACAAGCCACTGTAATTCACACTGCCCGAAGCCTGCTTTCTCCGTATCTGCGCGTGTGACAGCCCAGTACGCCGTGTCAGCCTCGATTGTAAGCGGAACGGGATACGCGGAGGCGTCACCTTTTCGCCGCGCCAGAAGCGAAGGAACGCCGTCAGGGAAGGTCTCCTTAAATGGAAGCAGAGAGAACGCTACGCGAACAGCCTCGTTTTCTCCCGTGTGCCCCAGCTTGATAGGTGCACGATGTGTTGCTTTAATTTCAATCATTACAGTTTTCACCCCTCTTTCAGTATCCGACAACCAAGACTCTGTGCGGTGCGATAGCGAACCTTGAAGAAACATCGCCGTAGTATCTGGACAACTCTATCGTCCCATTGACCACAGATACTTCCAAATACGCCTTTGCAACACGCGAATTTTTGAACGCAATCCAGCCTACCCCCTCCGAACTTGCCGCTAAAAACGAGGCGGTAGCGACCGAGCCGTCGAAGTAATACACTTCGCTAATTGTGGATACGCAACCGGCAGCCTCGCTCACAGATTGTATAAAAACAGCCGATACGCGTCTTATAGCAGTCCCTTGTATGACGATTTTGCTGTCATTAACCGGCGTAACGGAATCAAGATACACTTCCTTTGCGCCGGGCACTACAGCCTCGACAATCACCGGACTGAAACCATCTACGCCATCTGGAGGCGTGATCGTTTGCTTGACATCTGATGATTTTACGGTCTTGCTCTGTATGTTAGCGCCGCCGCCGACCATGTTGATAACATTCGCCATTACTGCACCCTCACTCTCAAGACCTGCACAGACAAATTCGTTGTTGGCACGGTATCGCATACAAACGTCATCGAGCCGTTAACCGTAACGTCCTTTGCCTTGATTTTCGACTTGCTGTACGCGTCTGCATTCCCCCACGTCGGCGCGACAATGTACTTATAGCCAGTGTTCAAAAACAGGCTGTTCGAAACAGTCTGCTGTTTGTTCGACCAGCCACCAGTGCTTAAAACAATGTCAAACGCTTTCGGGGTGGTATAAGCCGCGATGCCGCCTGCGCCCTTGATGGCATGGTCTGCGTCGTAATCGGAAGAAAGCATATCACCCGTGCCAGCTCCGGAAGCGCCCCGGCAGTATCCCGCATCCTTTGTCGTGCCGTCCGAAAAGCTGAGAATCAAATGATACTGCGAATCGATAGACGCGCCTGTGACGGATACGCCGTCATTTCCCGTGACTTTGCCAGCATCAATATTTGCTCCGCTCGTCGTATGCAGAATCAGATGCCCGGCGGCATTGACCGTAGCATTGTTGATTTTCGCCGCTTCCACACCTGCCGCTCGCGCAAGTTCTTTCAGCGTCGAGCCTCGAATGACCTTCGTTATTCCAGTCTGCGAAACAAGAAGGAGGTCATTATCACCAAAACTGGAAGCAACGTTGAAGTCGGATATTTTCTTGTACACATCAGCCATTGTCTATCACCTCTTTCTCAGCGGAAATGAGCTTGTCCAGCTCGTTATTGATTGCCACAACGGCGTAGCAATCGTCGCGCCCTGAAACGCGGATTTTATTCAACGTTTCCTTGATCGCGACAAGGGATTTCAGTTTTTCGCTCATATTACCGTCCCTGTTCCGTTCTTAAATTTCTTGATCGTGTGATTCGTAAAGTCAATTAAGAATCCGTCTCGCCAGTTCCGGTCTCCTATCCAAAGTCTGTGTGCGGATTCCTCAAAAACCTTCTGCACGATTCCCGGCGTCGTATTACCTAGTTCCAAGGTAGGCGAATCATTGATTACCGCGAGTCCCATTTTGAAGGTGTTGTCCGTGTAGACCTCAAGACCAGTCGCAGTGATCTTCGCATACTCTTTTCTCGACTCCTGCGCGTAGATGTTGCAGCCTACAATGTCAATGCCGTACAGAGAGCCGACCGTGATCTCATCCGCGTTGATATTCTTCACGGCGATCTTGTCCGCATCGATAGAGCCGATTTTCACATCACCAGTGATGGATACTCCATCCTTCGACAGCGTGATAGATGCGCCGTTCTCTCCTGCGGTATAGGAAAGACTCAGGCTATTCAGATTCAGGTCTATCGCAGTCTGGACGTCCTCTGCGTCGGCTTTTCCTTCTACGGAAAGACGGATTTGTTCGGTGGTCTTTTCAATGCGGCTCTGACTTGTGGCAAGTCGGCGTTCCTCTCGCGTCCTAGACTGATACGGATATTCGTGGTTTACCTCCATATCAATCGGTGCTTCAATGCTCGCACCCATAGAGACGCCGATTGTAAAGACAGCAGAGGCTAAAATGGCGGGATTCCCGTTCGGGCTGACGCTATCTCCAAGTTCCAGTGCAGGGTTTATGAATGCCGTCCCAGCGCTGTATGGAAGGTATCGCACGCCATTCAGAATGCCTTTTACATAATTGCAAATGTCCTGCGTAGCATAGATGCAGTCCGCTTGAATTTCGTATCCGGATGTTCCTGAGCTGTACTGTGTGTTCCCGTCTGGATACAGCGTGACCTTACCGATGGTCTGAACATCGGAAAGAATGTCAAGAGACGCGACGCGCGTTTTCTCAACCGTTGCCGGAGAAGTGATTCGGATAAGCCGGAGCTTGTTATTTTCGGTAATAACGAAGTTGCCGCCGGATGCCGCCGCGATTCCGCAAAGCACCTCTCGCATCGTGTAAAGCCCGACAGGGCTGTCAATGCTGTACGGTGCTATCTGGTTTCGGCTGTCCGCCTCCACGCCGATAGCGTCCGCTATGTACGCCACAGCGGCGCTCATCGTCATGGAGCCAGCAGAAGATGGGAAACCCTGTTCAGCCGCAAGCATCCGGTCGTATGCCGTGATGGTCATAAGACCGTTTGCGGCGGTTTCTCTTGTGTCGATGTAGAACGTACCGAACGGAATCCAGTCCGTTACAACGGAATAGGCAGAGGCCAGAACATACCCGTCATCCGTCTTGATGATGTTCGACAGCTCATCCGTCACGACGGTAGTCGGCTCATAGTTCGTGAGCCGGACATAGCATTCTATCTTTGCGGCAGCGGGAATCGTCCCCTGCGGTCTGAATACCATGTCCAGCATCGCAGATGTCGCCTGCCCGATGGTCAGTTTATCCATCATGGTCTTCGTGATCTGTGCGGACTTGATAGAACCGTAGGTGTATGTAACTCCGTTTATGACGGCCTTGAATTCAGTTTTGTGGTCGATCTGAAAAACGTCGTTCCAGTTGCTTGGAACTGTCTGCATGGTATCACCTACTTTTCAATCAACGGGAATGTAATGCCGTCCCAATACTCGCGCCCGTCGGGTTTCTTGATGCAGAAGGAAGCAGGATTATTGTTAGAATACATTGTTTTCGTAACAACGCTCCCTTCCTGTGGGTCTGTATACTGCACTTCAACAAAAACGGGCATAATAGCAGTCAGAAGTTCGGATGCCTCCGAAAGAAGCATCGGGCGGCACGTAATGTCCAGCCTGACCTTCGTAGCAACACGCGTCCGCTCCATTTCGCCGTCCAGCATGCGCCCGGTATCCGAGGAGTCCACATCGTTTCTCGTCCACTTGAAGCCCCTGAACGCAATGTAATCCGTGATGTCTACGCCATTTACTTTTACTGTCATAGAGCCTCCTTACACGCCGGACAGAGCCGCGCCGTACATGCGGTTCCTCCGATTCTGCCTCGCCGTGATCTCCTTGCCGTCAAGGTAAATGTGCGTATCTCCGCTCTGCATGCCGGACATCAAAGGTGCGATTGCACGGTAAACACCGTCTGACACCGCTTCTACAATCTGGTCGTTGTTCGCTACGGCGGTACGCCCGCCGATAGAACCGACAAGCTCAGGGCCGGATTCACGCGCATAGAACAATTGTCCTGCGGTTACGAATCCACCTGATGCGTATCCTTTCGCGTCACTCCCACTATTATGCCAGTTCGGAGTTACAGTCTTCGCAGAGCTTCCGCCAGAGAAAATCCCAGTGATGGCATTCTTCCAACGGTCAATCGTTGGCTGAACGTTTGTGCTCCACCAGTTTTTAACGCTGCTCCATGCTTCCTTGATCGGCTGGAAAGTATTGTCAAAGCTTGGAGTTTCCGACTTGAAAAAAGACAGACAGCCAGCATTCATCATGGCAACTCCGATTGCCGTGTGTCCAGTGAATGTTAAGACAACACCGATTGCAAGTTTCCCGAGTGGCGTACTTGCAAAACTTTTGATTTTATTCCATGTCTTTGAAATCCAGCCAGTAATAGAATCCCAGTTGACAGCCGCAGTCGTAGCCAAACCAGCCGCGCCAGCGATGATCAAACCGATTCCAAGCGTAAGTGCTACGCCTGTGAACGCCAGCACAACGCCAACAACAATCAATCCGGCTGAAACAATAGCGAGGATTTTTCCAAACTCTCCTTGCAGTGCCTCTCTGATCGTGTCCCAGTTGATTGCAACAACGCTTGCCAGACCAGCCGCACCGACAATCATCAATCCGATTCCTAGAGGGATGTTCGCGCCGGAGAATGTAAGAACCGCGCCTAAAACAAGAACGGCAGCAGAAACAGCAGCCATTATTTTCCCGAGCGGGCCTTGCAGTTGTTTTCTTACTGCATCCCAATCGAGCTTTATAGCGGCCCCGAGAATCGCAGCGCCCGCCAAAATAAGGCCGATTCCAAGCGGGATATTCGCACCGGAGAACGCGAGGATAACGCCAATCACGATCACGGCTGAGCCGACAATCAGCATAATTTTCATTATTGCGTCCTTGATTTTATCCGGGATTGTACCCCATTGAAGGGCTATTTCGGTTGCAAACAGGTATGCACCAGCCGCCATGAGGCCGAGGCCAAGTGGAATGTTTGCACCGGAGAATGTCAGAATCGACCCAATAACAAACAAGCCAAGGGCAGAAGTGAGTTTCCCGTATGCGGATTTCAAAAACTCGTCAATTTTCGAGACGATTTTTTGCGTCCACTCTGCAATTTTCTTTGCCTTTTCGCTTATTTCGGATTCCTCGAACATATTCGAGTAGTTCGCGCCGGAAGCGCCGCCACCGCCTCCCTTGTTCTCGTCGTTCAGTTTGTTGATCTCGTCAAAGCCGAGGATTGTTCTTTGCAGTTCCTTTGCCGCGCCAGCCGCGCTATTCAGGCTTTTTGCATAATCAACAGTGCTTTTTTTTGCTTTTGTGAACGTAGTCTTTCCTTGAAGTGCCTGAAAGAACATGTTGATTGCATTTGCAGCCGTAATAAATGCGCTTGCTATCGTGTTGATAAGTGGAAGCAGTGCGGTAAGTACGGGCATGACCGCCGCGCCGACCGAGTTCTTGACCTGTAAAAGCGTGGTCGCATACTCTGACATCGTTGCATTGGCTGATGCGGCATCTGTGCTGTTCAGCGCAGCGCTGTATCTGACAAGGTTATTTACACCCTCCTTTGCCGCCGTGGAGATACCTTTGATGGCAGTCCGTACCATTCGGTACATTGCGATTCTGCCTATGGATTTCCCAATGTTCACAAATCCGCGTGCAAGGTTTGTAAGCGGAGAAACCGCCTTTTTTGCAACGCTTATTACCGCGCTATTCAGCCCAGCCGAAAATGCTTTAAAATCTGATACAGATGTTTTTGAAGCGTCTCCGGCACTTTCAATTGCTTCTGTTACCGATGCAACGTCCGTTGTGCTTGCCGGGGATATTGGCATTGTCTGAGTGGGAGATTCCGTCGGCGCGGGCCGTCTTGTAGCACTAGCGCGCCCGATGGACTGTATGTCCCGCGCGGCATCCCTGAGATTCGAGAAATCAATGTCGGCGATATTCTGCAAAGTGTTCAGCGTAGTCGAAAGGCCGCTGTTTGCACCCGTGATCTGGTTGATACTCGCGCCCAAACTCTTTATTTGCTTGACAGCAGCAGTCAGCCCGGCTCCACCGGATGCGGCCTGCTTTAACTGCGTCAGCATAGAAATAAGGCCCTGTATGCCCGTAGACGCATCGGAAGCGTTTTTCTTGATCTCAATTTCCAGTGTTTCAACTGTCGCCACTTATACCACCACTTTTCTTTTTGAAATTCCGCTCCATATTCTTGAAGAATGCGATTGCCTTTTCCCTCTCGCGCTTCGCACGTGCCGCCCGCTCCTCGGGCGTATCGGGCGTGATCTTCCGGGGCTTGTTCGGGTACTCGACGGGCTTTTTGCCCTTCGCCGCGAAAGCATTTGTCAGCGCGATAGAAATAGCATCGAAAAAATAAACGCCTTGGAGCCACAATTCATAATTTTTGCTCTCAAGACGTAATCTGTCTGCTTCAATATAAGGCTTCATCTTGGCGGGATTCATATTCCAGAATCCCGCCTCGCTGATTCCGATCATGAGACATTGCGGAAGATACGTCTCAATGCATTCCTCACGAAAGGATGCGTAGTGCTTTTTTACGCAGTTTCCGTCTGGCTCTCGCTGTCCGCCGTTTCCGCTCTCTTGGACAGAGCCTGAAAAAAACCGCTTTCCTCGACGGCCTGACGAAGAACATCTGCAAGTTCGTCTATACTGCCGCCATTCATGACGTGCTTCTCGATCTCGTCTCCTGCCTGATCTGCCTTTTTGTCCATGCACATAGCCGCATAGGCGCGTACAAACATGATGGACTTGGCCTCGATCTCGGACATCGGGATTCCCATGTCCTCAAACTGGCATACCGTGTTGAAGGTGATTTCCTTCGTCGGGTACGCTTTACCGTTGATTACGATTTCCTTCTGCATACTCATTCCTCCGATAATTTAAGCCGCAACGGGCTTTACTGCTGTATCCCAACCGATATTGCCGGTCGGCGTGATATACGCGCTGTTTTCAAGCACGCTGTCCACCTCAGCGCCTGCAAAGCCGAGCGGAGACGGGTTGCCGGTGAAGAAAAATGCTTTCGTCAGGCCGGGAATGTAGAACTCCCACCACATTTTCTTTCCGGCCTCTGCGGCGGTCTTGTACTCCTCGTAAAGCGCGTCCCATGTAGTCTGAAGCTCCTCGGTCATGTTGAACAGGACAGCCAGTGCGCCGCCGGGGTCTTTCAGACCGTCGATATACGTTTTCCACTCCAACGCTTCGAGCGGGGTCGTTTCCAGCGTGGAAGGTTCGGGGTTCATGTCCGGCAGGCTCTTCGCGCCCTTGACCTGATTGAACGTCGACGGCTTTGTACCGGCGGTCTGTTCAACACCATAGCCAAGCAGAATGCCAGCCGTGCTAAGTTCGATTGCCATATGGCTACCTCCTTAAAAGTCGTTTATTTTCGTCTACGACCGTCCGATACCGCGCGTTCATCCTGTAGATGGATGTTTCCGCGTTCGGTAATGTCATCGGCTGCCTGCTCAAGCGGGCAAAACCGAGTTCTGACATTTTCTTGTCGATCTCCTGCATGATTTCTTTTGCTTGCGTTTTTCTCCCGCTCTTGAGATTGCTGTACACATTCACCTCATACATGAGCTGAGAATGGTGTGAACCTTCTGAATCTAAAGCTGCCAAAAAAGCAGAGTTGTCTTCTTCGATAATGCTGACAGCAGGGAAGGATTCAGGCGCGTGGACATATTCGCCAGTTATGAAAATGTCACCGAATTTCGCAGAAAGCGCCGATGCAACAGCATCGAACACATCTGTCTCAATGTCAGGAACCACCTGTGAACACCCCCCGCGCTATTCGCAAAATCTCCTGCTGTAGTTCTTTCCCGGTCTGATACATTGTCGCGGACGGCGGATTGCCGTATGTGTGCAAGCCGCCCTTGCTTTTCGGAAGATACCATCCGTTCGGGTCATCCCAGTGTCCCTTTCCGGGGTATGTGCCGGGGCCGTATCCCATTGGGTCAGGATGTCCATAGCCGTATGTGACGCCGGAACCGAACTCGATAAACAGAACAGATTCACCGGACGCAATGATGGAATATCCGTTTTCTATCGGCTCGACCGATATGGAAACGTCTTTTTCTCCCGTATATATGGCGCGGGAAAAGCCTAGTGAAGCCTTTGTAGCGCCCAACGTCGCAAGCCTACGAATCACTTCGTCAATTTTCCTGTCCCACTCCGCGTCCAGCTTCTTTATTTCTCTGATTGCCTTGTTGATGGATACGGCGTTCAGCTCTACCGTTATTTTCTTCACGACACAGACACCTTCTTGATTGCAATGGTAGTGCTGTTGATAGACCGTGCGATTTTTGCAACAACATAGTCCCACGGCGTATCTGTCGAGCCGTCAGAAGCGATTTCCGGCGCTTTCTCAATCCACAGAACCGATGCCTCGTCTATGCCGAGATTCCTGTCACAGCTCGTTATCGTCCTGTCATAGTCAGCGTTTATCCCGAAATGCTCGTCATCCAGAGATCCACGCGCCGCAGAAACATTTTCCATCGCCTTGACCGGATTCCCGTATCGCGTCACATACTGGCCGGTTCGCTTCCCGCCGGAAAGAATTTCCTCGCTTCCGACAAGGTTTGCGTACCAGAACGTCCTTTTGTTGCGTCTCAGTGATCTCAATACGCCACCACCTTTGCGCAGACGTTGTTTCGGATGTATGCCACCATGTCAGAATGCTTGAACACTCTGGAAATGCCGTTCTCGCTGTGGGATGTCTGGTTCTCCGTGCCGATCAGGTTGTATCCGGCGATCACTGCCATGATCTGAACTGTATCGTAGTTTGGGGAAACACTCTCAGCACCAGACCATGACAGGATTTCGCTTTCGGCCATAGTCAGGTACGCACCGATCAGCTCGTCTTCCGCGCTCTCGCCCAAAAGAAGTTCAACCGTTCTGATTTTTTCGTCAAACGTCACGATGCGCACCCCCTGTCATCAAGCGATGGTGTACCAGCCCTTTTCCTTGGGGCTGTCACCGGACGCAGGCGTAACGGCAACATAGCCGACGCCGGACTTCGCGTAGTAGGTCTTGCCGCTGTTTACGGACGTATCCTGCGATGCGGTCGCCGTGCCCTTGAAAATCTTCACGTCCTTGGTCTCGTCGGTGAGTGCAGCGAGGTAATACTTGCGGGAGAAGATGGTGTTCTCGCGCTTGTTCGCCGCTTCCTCGGAACGGGTGTTCGCGGTGTTCTGCTCGATCTCCACGCCCTTCTTGTTGAACAGCGTGACCGCTTCCTTCGTCGCCATATACACAGAACCGCTCGTTGCGTCCTTCTTGGTAAAGACGTTCACACCGGCAACCGTGCCGACGTAGCCGCTTCTAGCGAACGCCTCGACATACTGAAGGGTATCCTTGAGTTCCTTCCGCAGCTCCGCGACGTCAGACGGGCTGACAAATGCAAAGATGCTCGTTCCTTCGAGGTTTTCGAGGTTAAGCATCGCCTGTGCGTCTGCGAAAGCATCGAAGTTCAGTTTCACGACGGGAACAACGATGGTTGCCTTCGCGAACTCGCCGTAAACATCGTCGTTAACGGTGTTGAACATGTCGGAACCGGCGCGGCGCATACCGACGGGGACGATCATCGGGTCTTCCATTGCGTCCTCGTCAAAATACTTGAAGCGGTTCTGCGCCAGCTTGATTTCGTAGTCCTTCGGCACATAGCTGACCTCGATGGTCTTCGTGTTGCCCTCGCCCTTCTTAAGCTTTTCCGTGCCGGCAGTCGCAGAATAGCGGTTGATCTTGCGAATCATGCCAGCAACGCCGGTCAGAGTGTTGTCTACCGTGCAAAACTGCTGGAGATCGAGGTGGGAATTGTACTGATCTTCAACCTCATTCGAGAGGAAGAAATTGCTGTAAGGTTTGTTCGGCATAATTTAATTACCTCCGTAAAGTTTTTCGTACTGTTCCGGGTTCTTCTGCGAGAACTCGTATCGTTCTGCTACGCTCATCTTGCGCAGGCTATCGATGGTCACACCGGCATCCTTCCCGGCGGGAGGCTTCTCGCCCCCAGCAAGATTCTCTGCGTCAGCAGCCGCTTTAAGCGCTTCGTTGTGCTTCTGCTGATTCGTAAAGACAACATCCATCTTTCCGTCTGCAAGCGCTTCCGCTGTTTCGGTCGCGAGCTGTTCCGCATAGCCAAGGCCGAGGAATCTTGCCTTGTAGTCGGCAACGACCTTCTCTTTTCTGAGCCGTTCAAGCTCCTCCATGATCTTTTTCTCGTTTGCCGCTCGCTCTGCCGCCGCCGCTTCGTCCTCCGTCATCTTCGACTTGAGCTGCTTTGACAGCTCCGCAGCCTCGGATGCCTTGCGGTCGAACACGGACTTTTCGACATACTTCGACATGTCGACCGGGTCTGCGAAGTCCATCCCCGAAATGGCGTCTCTGGCCTCTTTCGGGAGCGTGTCGAAATTGGGGATTTTGCTGGTGTCGATTTTCATAATTCATTCTCCTTTGGGATTTAAGGCTTCTCTGCCTGTTCTTTTTGGGCTTTTTGCGCTGATCTCCCAGCGTTTGGGTTTTAGGCTCTTCTCTGAGCTAAACAAAAAATGGCCGACAAGAAGGAAATACCCTCTCGTCGGCCATGCCTTGCCGCTTCCACCGGTCATCAGTTTACCGATAGGCCGATATTCAGTTATTTGTCAGGTCTGTGCTTCACTTTCCGAGATACTTCAACGACAACGATACCGGCTTTTTCGTTTTTGATCTCGGCGATACCGCCGTTTTTCAAAATCGCTTCGACGGCAGCTATTACCTTTTCTTCTAACACGGTATCACTCCCTTACAGGCTCTAATACGCACCTGCATCCGTAATGTGCTTTCGGCGGAACTTTGTCTATGTCGTAAATAACGCCGTTTCGCTTCCGGCACTCCTTGCAAACACGGTTGTCACCCATCGTTACCCATCGGACGCGACGAACGCCGCTGTCTCGGAACGCATCGCGCATCGCCGCATCGCAAGCGCCGATTCCGTACTGCGTTGTCTGCTGCCACCAATACGCCGCAGAGCGTTTCAGATCGTACTGAAAGTCCTCTCTGCTGTCGTACTCGCGGTCTGTTAGGATACATTCGTTCAGCCGCATCCGGCGTCGAGCGACCTCGTTTTCGTATATGTAGCGCGTAACCGGATTGTATTCCTGCAAGTACGCATCTACCCACTTTGCATCAATTTTTCTTCTCTTTCCGGAAAAACCGAGCGAAGTAGCCTGACCGAATGCGAAAAGATACGCAAAGTATCCGCTGTCCAGATACAGCTTTTTATTTCTCTCCGAAAGCCGTTTGTACATCTGCGCGGTCGTTTTCCGCGTGTTCAGCACGTTAAGCTCGTCAAAGCCCATCAGAGACAGGCGGTTGAACTCACGTCGTAGGCTGTTCTTCACCTTCGGAAGCTCTTTGTCAAGATTCTTGTAAATCGTCGTCATCGTCGTCATCGTCGCTCACCTCTTCCGGCTCCCATTTCTGCATCTGTTCGTGGTAGTAAGCCTCCGACATGTTGAACGCCGACTGCGGGTCAGAGAACAGGCCGCAATGCTCGAAGGCAAGCGCGGGATGAATGTGCGGGTTGCCGAGCATGGAAACAAGCACCTGAGACTTGCTTTGGATGTTGTCGTAATTGTGCCGCGTGAATTTAATATCCACGTCTTTCAGCATAAGAGATAAACCGACCGTTCTCTTGATGATGGCAAGCGCGATCTTAAGAAATTCTCTTTCGGAACGCTTGAAGTTTGCCTCGTCGGACTTCGCCCTTGCCTCAGCCGTTGACCATCCGTCACGGACAATGACCGCCGCGCCCGTGTCGCTTGTGCTTGTGCCGCCGTTTCTGTTCGGCATACCGACGATCTCAAGAACCTTCTGGTAAAGATCGTCGATCAAGGTCTGCGTCTGTGTCTGGTTGAGCTGTTCGTTCAGAACCTTGATATCGGCCTTGTTCTCACCGAAGGATTTCAGAATAATAAGCCCTGCGTCTCGTAGATTCTTCGCCTTTTTCTCGTCGATCTCTGCGTTATACAGAACCATAAGAGACTGTATAAACTGGTCTACACCGTCGATTCTATCGCTCTGCGTCGCATTGATCGCGTCCAGAAGCGGGAGTACGATTTCAAACGCGCCCTGTCTAGCATTGTTCAAGACATATTCGGCAATCGGGATATACCGGACGGAGTTTGGGATCTCCTTTACGATACGCCCGACTCCGTTTATGCCTCCGCTCTCGATCTCGAAGTACGTCGTGTCCGTCCAAACGCTATAAACAACCGTCAAATCGTCCTTTCTGACGTACTTGACGCCCATAACTGGCTTTTCCCCGATTCCGGAGTAATGAACGACAAACGCTCCGCGCGGGTCTAGGCAGTGTACAGAGAACGGCGCATCGTCACCTAGGTCTGGCTTCTCGCCTACCGAAAGAGCCGGGACAGCCTTGCCCTTGATTGCGCTATCGTTCGGAAGAATGAGCCTGTAGCCTACGCCGCAAATATAGAGCCATTCCGCAATCTCGTTGTCTACACAAGCCTTGCTGCACAGCTCCATAATATCGTTCAGCTCGCCGACCTCTTTGCTTGTGTCGGTGTCCGAACGGCTGACGTATTGGATCGGCTCGCCGAGAAGATACCCTGTTTTGAAGGATACAATCTCGTTTGCGATATTCTCCACGATCTTATTGCAGATTTCAGGACGGATTTCCTTTGTTCTCTGCAAAACGGGCTGATTGCCCTTGAAGTAATTATATAAATACTCGATATCTCCGTAGTTGGAGATATGGTCGTTCATTGCAGCCTCAAGCACGGCAAGGACATTCCCTCTGTCTACGCGCTCGATGTCAGTTTTGATTTTTGTTCGTCCAAACTGCATAACATACCTCTTTTTGTGCAGACGGCAGGGATCGAACCTGCTAACCGAATTGCTGTCCATTCGAGCTTAACCATCTAGCTTCCGCCTGCGTATTGGTGGGCCGTCTCGGACTCGAACCGAGATATTACCGTTTATGAGACGGTCGCTCTAGCCATTTGAGATAACGGCCCGTGGATTCTGCACCTGCCTTGACCGCCGGATAACCGACGGCCAAAGAAACAGGAAGGAAGAAACATGGCTCATGGCAGCCAAGGCAGATGCAGAACTTCTTTATCCAATAATAGCACATTTCATTGCATATTTTACTGCACATGAAACATATCCGCGTTCAACATTGCACACAGGCGTGCACGAATTTAGAACACGCGCTTCTTGATCTCGACTTGCGCGGAGCCGTGATACAATTCATCGGCCAGCATTGCCAAACTGTCCGGCGCGTCGTCGTGCGTATTCTTGCCCGTCTGCGAGAAGGTACACACCTCGCGCATAAACTCGTCGTACTCCGGCGTTCGGTGTTCCTTATCCACGAAATAGAATCGCTTGATCTCCGGAGAATACTGAATTATACGGCCTAGCTTGCTTTGGTTGTTCGGCGCTCTCTGAGAAGTGATATTCGTTCTCACGCCGATTGCACATAGCATCCTGTCTACAGTAGATGCGTACTCGCCGCCGCCGTTATTCGCCTCGTAGCGTTCCTTATGGGGCTTGTGCTCCTTCGTGCGATTGACGATCATCGGCTGTGTAACATCTTTCGTTCCCTTGCTGAAGATTACGTCGTGTATATACACACTCCCGTCCGATGCGACATACGCAAACGGCATTGCGAGGCTGTCACCGCCGCCCCACGCAACGTCACACACAGAGACCTTATAGAAATCACCGTCTGGAAGAACGCCGTTGTAATAGCGTAGAGACTCCGCAGGGAACAAAAGGCCCTCACGAACATAAGGTTTACCCTGATACTTCGCGCACCACGTCGCATCGTCTATACTCGCCTTCATGTCCTTGTAATACTCCGTAGAGAATCCAAGGCCGTATTGATAGTTGAAATTCGACTCCCCCTTCTCGTTAAGGGCAGGAATTACCCGGAAACGATACCTCGGATTTCCGGAATGCTGTTCCTCTATCCTTCCGAGTGGGTCTGCTACGTTCCACCTTGTACCTACCATCAGCTCGAAAGCTCCGTCCTTCTTTCTGTCCTTAAGCTGATTGAGATACGCGTCGTATTTCGCCTGCAATCTAGCAGGGTTCAAAGACTCCTCCAAGTCCTCGATCAAGTCGTCTACATACAGGCATCCGCCTGTTCCTACTTCAACTGCACCTGTCAGCGTTCCTCCAACCGAACGCGCCGTAAACGTCGGAAACCGCTTCTTCCTTTCAAGGTCTATCGTCTCGTTCTTTGCAGAATTGTCTACGACCTTTACGCCGGGAAACACGTCAGCCCAAAGATACGTCTCCGTGTCCGTCAGGATGTTCATTGCCTCTCTGTAAAAGCCGTCTGTCAGTTTATCCGAATGGCCGGACATGACATTCGCAACCGAAGGCCGCTTCCCCATAATCCAAGTCATGAAGAATATGCAAAGCGTCGATTTCCCGACTCTTGGAGGCAGAGACACGCCTAGGAAATCTAACTTCCCGTCGTTCAAATCCTGCAAGTCTTGTACAAGCGGTCTAAGTGTAGCCCGCCTAGGAACATAGAAGCGCTTCTCTTTCTCCCTGTTCCACTCCAAGTACACACAGTACGAATCGAAATCGTCCTTTGCTGCCAGCAAATACGTCTTTTTGTTTATTTCGTAAAATTTTAAGACCGCTTCCGAGCTTCCCGAATCCCTTACCTGCAATGCCGTTGCGTTCCTCAGCCAAAGGTTATGCTCGAACGCCTTTTCCTTATCTTCCTCCCACATCGCCCTGACAACATCGAAATAGTCTCCGTATGCTGTGCTATCCTCCGGATGCAGCTCTACATACTTCCGTATCCTGCTTAACGTCTCTTCGTACATGCTTCTCCTCCAAAACAAAAAGAGCCGACGCAAAGCGTCAGCCCTTCTGTGCTGCTTACACTGAACCGTTTATCAGTGCGGTATTCTCTTTGGCATGAAAAACAAAGGCCTTTTTGTTTTTTCGGTGGTAAAAGGGTTCAACGGCGAAAAATTTTCGGCGCTGCGTCCCCCGGCGGTATGCACATCTTATACACTCCAATTATACGCCCTATGCACTGCATATCTGTATAATGTTCAAAGTTACCGTTGTTTACTCATGTTTGAGCAACTTTTCGCGGATAATGAACGCAACAAAATAGATATTTGGTTGCGTTATTCGTTCGCGCCCTCTGGCGGTACATCCGCATCCGGCAGGGAGTCGCGGTATTTGTCCGCAATTGCATCAGGGTTAGCCCCATCATCTAGTGGATTATGCGGAGAAAGCACAACATCTTGTGTATCTTTGTATCCGAACATGTTTTTACCGATGAAGATGCCAGATGCAGGGTTAATCTTGCCGGATTGCATCCAATCATTCCACAACATCTCGAGCACCTGCATGGCCTTTTTAATCACTTGGCGGTGTGTCTGCTCTCTGTAATCGCCTCGTCGCCATCTTGCGACTGTTGATGCATCTACTCCAAGCCACAATCCCATACCGGGAACGCTTGGCTTTGCATCCTCCTGGATGCAGAATGCAAAATACTCTTGTATGCGATGCTCAACCTGCCTTGCATCGCTTATATCGATCGGCGGGAGATCCCATGCAACCATAGCATTGCGCAGATATCGGGCATTGTCTCCCGGCTCTATGTACTCTTGGCCGAAGTTGGCAAGATCGGGCCTGTTGCGCTTGCGCTTAGGCTTTGCGATCTCTGTTGATTGCTCCTTGGCTGCGGTTGCCTTTGGCATGAACTCACCCCGTAAAAATCAAAATTGCGCTTTTGCGTCGGCTGCGCGTGCGCAAGCTAGCTTGCGGCTGCGCTGCTAGCAAAAGCATAACATTTTTTGCACGGGAAAATCAAGGCTTTTGAGCGTGCCTCGGGGAAGTGGTGCCCGTTTGTGTGCATCACTTTGCGCCGTGCGCGGCTCCGTTGCGTGATCGTCGGCGGAATCGTGGCAGATATGGGAGTTTTGCGCAGGGGCGCGTATATTACAAGAGTGGTGCATACTCGGATTGAAAGGAGCAAGCAACGCGCGTACATTGTGCGCCGCTGTGGTGCATCCGGTGCGCGGGGGCTCTCAGACATGCGAGCCGCTGACGCTCCCGCATTGCGAAGATAGATACTGCACAGGATAGCAAGAGCACCGACCGCCGTTAATCGGTAGCCGGTGTTTGCTCATCGCCGTATGCGTATGCCTCCATTGCCTGCCTCAGCACTGCATTTACCTTGTCGCCGCGCGCCGTGCAGGCCGCCCGGAAATCATCCAGGAGCGCGCGACGTACCTTTACAGTTTGGTAAGCCATGTTTTCCGCGTCCCACTTTTGAGCCGCTCGGCGCTGGGAATCTGATACCGCCATTTCATCACCTCACACCGAGAGTATACCACGCGTAAAGATACGTTGTAAAGTATAAAATTGCACAATACGGGTCACGCAACTTTGTGCATAGTGCCTATTGACTATATACGTTACAACGTATATAATAAGCATGTAAACAAGAGATACGGAGCCGCCAATCGGCAGAAAGGAAACGAAATGAAACTGTTTATGACGAAGAAAGAAAAGCTTGCAAAGAAAGAAGAACTCACCGCAAAATACGAGGCACTCAGCAAAGAATACCGTGAAACCGTAAAAAAGGCGAAAGAAATCGAAGCGACGAAGGGCGAAAAATTTTCTTGGAGCTATTTTCAGCGGGCAGAGCAACTGCTTGTAGAAATGTCCAAAATCAAACTGTAAATCCCCTGACGAGTCTTGGCAGAATAAGTTGCTTGCTGACTCTGGGCTTCTGGGCGGTTGAGCCGATCAGCCGCACCACATAATCAAAAAACAGGAGGAAAAAACAATGAAACAGTATAACAACAGCGCCGCTTTCCGCATCTTCGACTTTTTGAACCAGTACGACGACCTTTATTTTTCTGATTCGCTCATTTCTGCCCATCCGTACCGTGATAGCCTCGTTATTGTCGACCTGGCTAACGCGATGCAGACCGGCAAGACCTGCGCCCGCTGGCTTTTCAGTGCCCGTCCGTGGCACATGGACACATCCCGGCTTTGCCTCACTGAGTATATCGAGATGGCCGCGCCGGAGTGCGACACCCTCGCGGAGCTTGTCGCATGGCTTCGCGCCGGGAAGCCCTTGCAGGAGGTGGACGGCCTGACGGTTTCCGTTGGCGAGCAGCCGAGCAACCGCACATTTTCCCCGTTCGCCCCCGTGAAGCCCGTGAAGCTGGGCGACCGCCTGACCGCCGCAACGATTGCAAAGGCCATTCGCGCCGGGCAGATCGTCGCAGGCCGCACCGATGGCAGATACACGGATGATTACGCATTCGACGCCGCTACAGACTTCGGGCGCGGAGAAATCGACGTGCAGGCGTTCGCGCAGGACATCTACGAGAACCCGCGCGGCTGGCGCTTCTGGTGGCACGACGACACCCGGCGCGAGATCGTTGCAGCGTGCCACACGTTTGATTACAAAACGCTAGCGGTGGCGGTCTAACCGCCCCGCACGGGATGGAGGGTATAACATGATAAATCTAATCTCTGATTTCTGGTACGGCTACACAATGGCGGACTGCGACAGAATCGACTGTTTTTTCTCGGATTGCGATTGTGTTTATCGTGGCAACTTTTACAAAAACGGCCGGGCCGTTGGGGACTTTACGGCGCGCACGTTGCAGGCAATACAGACTGCATGGCTCTCGTCTCACGGAATCATCAAGGAGGGATGAGCAATGACATATTTCTACATCGCCGTACAGGTACGGCAAGACCGCAACGAACGGGTATTTACGCCGCGCCCGTCCCCGGAGTACGCCCCCGGCTATTATGCCGACGTTATCCGCTGTGCCGAGTCCGATAACCTCGCGAGCGTTCTCGATCACATCGGCGGGCTGATTTCTGCGAACATCTTCCCGACGAAAAAGCGGGCGCGAGAGGTCGCGGACTATTGGAACAGGCGTTTCATGGAGAATGGAACTTATTTCTTCGACGGAGGGAAAACGGCATGAAAATTACAAGCATGGGCGGGCAGATTCCCGCCCTGTTTGCGGACATGCTGGAGCAGCCGCATCTTTTGATTGCTGGCGCGTCCGGCTCCGGTAAATCCGTTCTGCTCAATGGTCTGGTGTGCGCCATTCTGCGACACCATCCGAACGAAAAGCAGATGATCCTGATCGACCCGAAGCGCACAGAGCTGAACGAATATGCCGGGATGCCGCACACGCTCCGGCACGCCACAGAGGGCGGCGAGATCATCGCGGCGCTTGATTATGCTCTTGGAATCACAGAGGCGCGATATAAGCGGATGCAGCGGCGCAGGCTTCGCACGTTCTGCGGGCCGGACGTGTATGTTATCATCGAGGAATTCGCCGACCTCATGACAACGATGAAAAAGCAAGCGCTTCCGGCCGTCCAGCGCCTTAGCCAGATCGGGCGCGCGGCAAAAGTGCATGTGATTCTGGTAACACAGTGCCCGCTTGCAACAATCATTCCAACAGCCGTAAAGGTAAACTTTACCGCCATTTGCGGCCTGCACACCGCCACCCGGCAGCAGAGCAGAAACATACTAGATATGCCCGGCTTGGAGCTTCTGCCCCAATACGGACAGTGCATCTATCAAACGCCCGCCGGATCTTGGCGGTACGATGTCCCTTATACCGGATGCGACGAGATCGAAACGGTTACGGCGTTTTACCGGAAGCAACGCTCATTTCTGCAAAGACTCTTTGTGAGATAGGAACCCCCGCCCACATCGGGCGGGGTTCTTTTTCTGCTGTATTGCCAAAGATTATTCTTCGTAGCCGCTATCATCCTCTTCTTCTCGATTTTTTCCGTTTTTCTGCAAGGACGCTCGCAGGAATGCCGTTGTCAGGGCGTTCGCCTGTTCTTCTGTTGCTCCCGCGTTTATCGTAGCTTTGTAAAACAGCATCGACATTTCTGCAAGCGCTCCAACGGCGTCAAAAAGTTCTCCCATCATATCTGTATCCCCTTTACAAATTTGTCGTAGTATGTGGCAGCTACCGCCATAGCCGCCCACATGTCAGCGGAAAAGCCGAAGAAAAAGCCCGGTTGTTTCTTTGTGCCTTTTCCGAAGTTCGGCTGTCCGGGCGCGTAGCGGTCGGCAAGCGCCTGCCTGATGTTCGCATCCTTCGCACGCGGAGACGCGCAAAGGCACAGCTTTTCTTCCCGTCGGTATATGTACTGCATTTCCCGGAAATCCCTTGTGATCGCTCGCTCCCAAAAGCGGCCTATCCACACGCAGGTATCAAAGACTTCCTTTCCGACGGTCATTCCCATCCCCGCGATCATCTCGATCACAAAGTCAATTTTTTCGCTTTCTGCGATGATCTGCATGATCTCGTGGTTTTCCAGTTTCCCGACGCGGAGCACTCGCGTTATGTCGCGCTCGTCGTACTCTGCAATAACAAAACCGCTCTCGATGTTTCCGGGGTCAATCGCAAGTATTTTTCCCATTTTCGTCCTCCGGCATGAAATTTTTCATTTCGAGCAGAAGCCTTTCTGCGTTTCGTATGTTCCTTTCTGCGCGTGTTACCGTCCGGCACACCGTTGAAGGATTTACTCTGTACTTTCTGGCGATCTGCCCCATGCTGTACCCGGACATATACAGCTTGTAAAAGTGTTTCTGCCGATCTGTCATAGCGTATCCAACTCAAACATGCCGCCATCTCCGCACATAAAAATCAGCTTCACAAGGTCTTTGAAGTTATGCGGATTCAGCCCCGTTTTGATCTCCACCATGCGCAGGTGATAATCAATGTCCTGTAGGCTCAGGAAGCACGCTTCTGCGGTTTTCCTGCGGCTCATGTTACAACGGGCGTATACCATCAATATATGCCTCTGCGTCCACGTAACGGCTCTCAAGGCTACACCTCCTCGCACTCGTTCCAGCGTACATTTACCCGGTGACCGTTCACGACGATCACATATCCGACATTTTTCCCGTACTGGTATCTTTCTGCGGTATACTCCGCGCCGAACTCCGGCTTGAACTCCGGGTACAGAAAGATTTCCTTCGTAATCCTGATTCTTGCCTTTCTGCATGTCTTGGCATCGTGCGTCCCGCAGTATGCCTTGTACTTGTTCTTCGCGTGCTTTCTGCGGTATGCCGTGTAGCATTCGGTGGAGCAATATCTATGCTTCGCGCCGTCATCATTTACGGCTTTCGTTACCGTATTTCCGCACCCGTGACAAACAAATGTCATTCTCATTCACTCCACCTCGTTCTTTCTGCTCGAGCAAAAGAGTTTGCTGTACGCCTCATAGCGTTCGTCGATATGCGTCGTGGCAACCATATCTGCCGTTCTATTCGTTGGTTTCTGAATCGGTTTTGTAACGACACATCCTGGTTTCCAGCCTCGTTTAATCCTTCCTTTAATTGTAGCGTATGGGATTCCCGTCTTATCTGCCCACTGGGACATAGTCAACTTTCCCCAGATGCTTCAATATAGTGGTTTCTTCTGGTATTGTTGCATTGCGTCTTATGGTCAACCCATCTGCAATTATCTGGCGTATAATCACCATCATTATCGATTCTGTCGATAGACAATTCAGGAGAATACCCCGCGCCAAGTGCCCATTTTTTGAACGCGCAGTAATCATTTCTCCATTTATCATCCATCTTGATTCCTCGCGCCCCATACCATTTGTAATGATATTCCGTTTCGCAGTAACACCTTGCGCGCATTCCACTCCAAATGTTATGAAGGCGTTTATGACTGTCTCCATGTATCGTTGCATTTTTCCTTCTGTATTCGTTGTTCTTGCACCCGCAGCTCTTACGTTTTTTCTTTTTTATCTCCTGCGTGGATAAGTAACGTATGTTTCCGCATGAGCACAAGCACTTCCACCGTCTTACCTTATGGCCGTCATTCCTGATTTTGGGTTCACCTTCTTCTAGTACTTTGAACTCACCGAAGGAGTATCCTGTTAAATCAATTTTTGGTTCTTTGGAGCCACTGATTATACTTTCCATAACGTCTCTCCCATGAAACAAGTTCATCCTTCGTCATGTCCCTAGAGAACCAATCCCAGAATCCGCACGGATTCATTTCTGAGCAAAATCCTCGATAGACACAGTTACACACCAGCACATCCGCAATTTCTGGCTCAATCTCATGCAAGGCCGCCTTGAAGTCCTCGGCGTACTGCCGCGTCTCAGGCGAGGACTGGTGGCACAAACGCTTTCGCATCGTATCAATCAATGCCTGTACATTTGCGTCCCCTGTGAAGTCAACAGGCGCGTCCTGCGGCAGATTGTCACGGTCAATCCCCGTGCGGTCTGAGCGCTGTGTCTTTACAAAACACTCCCATTTGTGCCGCGTCCAGTGCGTTGCTACCCAGCTCTTGATTCCGCGCCATGTCCACCTCACGCAAATGTCCCGAATCGGGCTGTGCTCTGCGATCAGGATTTTTCTCTTAAAGTCTGCGCTCGGCTCTTTACCAAGCGGCGGCTTGCCAACGGTCAGGCGGCAGTCAGAAGCGACTTCCTCCCAATCTCCCTTGATTTTAAGAATCTCCGTTTTCATGCTTCGCCTCCTGCTCCATTTCGACGGCAAAGGCAACTCTACAAAGCGCATGTGCCAAATGCTCATTTGTCTCGTCTCCGGCGAGCCATGCGAACAGGTGCGTCAAAGCGCGGCCTACATGCTCCTTTGCCGGAATCAGTTTGTAATTGTTCTCTGGATAGTGATGCACCGCGTCCGACTCATACCGCACCTGTGAGAGCTTCAGCATCGCTTTCGGTGGAAGCCATTCACTTTTAAAAGGGCGGAATGACTGCACTCCGCCGCTCTCGTTCTCCTGTTTGTCAGTTACTTTCTCAAGGCTCATTCAAAAAGTCCTTTCTTTCAAAACAAACTTGTTTGATTTTCGTTCCCATGTTCCGCCGTTTCTACAGACTGTAGCATTTTTTCCTTTGCCGCATTGTAAAAATTACGGTCGATTTCAAAACCAAAAGCACTCCGTCCAAGTTCTGTTGCCGCCCTCAGAGTTGATCCGCTCCCACAGCATGGGTCAATCACTACGTCCCCCTCATCCGTGAATATCTCAATCAACCGTTTCAGCACGTTTACAGGCTTCTGCGTCGGGTGTATTTTGGGAACGTCTTTTCCATCGCGCTCCCATGCGAACCAGTCAAAAACCATATGCCCAGTTCCGCGAATAGGTTTTCCATCGTCACCGATTTTTCTACCGTTGTTAAATTTCGGGAGTTTGTCTCTATACAGCACAACTGCAAATTCTGTAGCACCAACAATCCGCATATTCGCTTTCAAGACCTGTGCCGAGTAGTTTTTGCAAAAGAAAATCGGAAACCAGTTTCTGAATCCATATCTAGACCCGTAGTCTGCGACTGTCTGAATCTGATCGAACGCGCAGAACACTATCATCGCCGGTGCTTTGCCTTTTTCTTTCGGCTCAGGCTTCAACAGCCTAGAGCAGAAGTGCATATACTCCGCAATTTTGAAATACCCATCAGAATTGAAAAAACTCTTTTTTGCGAATTTGCTTTCACCGTTTGAGTTATCGCCGCCTTTATACCACATCGGATTGCTTCCGTATGCGTCTGCGCCAATGTTGTACGGAATATCAGCAATTACAAGCTGTGCTTTCGGTATGTTGTATTTTTTGTAGTTCTGGAAATTATCGTGAAAAATCTCGCATCTAGTCTTTTTCATTCTTTTTTCTATGCTCCTCGGCGTCTTTCGGCGCCTTAAACGTCATCACATATACCTCTCGCGCGAAGTCTGTATTTTTCGGAATCAGCGGCGCGATGAAGTGCCAGCAGTCCATGAATGTAATATCACCCATTCCCGCGTTCCTCGCCGTAGCTACAAAAATCGTTTTCGCTGACATTGCGTCTGTTGCATGGCGAATATTTATTGTGGCAAGTCATGTTCCCGGCTTCCCATACCTCTGTGTAAGTTCAGATGGAAGTGTGCTGTGCTTACAGTCCTTGCACCGTATCACTTCTTCAACATCCGCCGTTTTGGAAGCCCCAATCTCGTCTATGATCTCTTGCCATTCATCATAGCGCTCTCTGTCCGTTCCATACACGTAATTTCTGCCGTAACGTCCAACCGGGCAAAGTTTCTTTTGCTTTTCTTCAATGATGGCAATCACCGCGTCAATGGACATGTATTCACTCATTCGTCACACCTCCCATATTTGTCTGATACTCCCCGTAGCTGCAAAAATCGTCCGGTGCAATCTCCATATTGCTGATGTCGCAGATGAGAAAGCCGTTAGCGTTAATCGTCGCATCAACACGATACTTGCAGTCATTACACCGCACCACCGGCGCAACATCGGCTTCTGGGAAGTTTTCAACGGTAGTGACTGCCTCGTCAAAACCACAGGTATAATGGTCATGCTCGCCTTTCTCCGCTTTCAAGAACGAAAGTCGGTAATTTAGCGCAACCTCAAGCACCTCCCGCGCAATGTATTTAGCCATGCGTCGCACCTCCCGGATAGGCGATGCCCATCCACGGCGGAGTATACGGCCTGCATTGCGGAATATCGATCCATTCCCATGCATCGTTGCGGTAAATCAGAAATATTTCCGCCTCCGGCTGGACGGCATACACCGTGAACACGCCGCCCGATAAAAGCTCAACCTGAAACATCGTTTTCACCTCCATCCTTTCTCACGCCTCGGCTGCAAAAAGCGTCCGGCAGCGTCGCAGATAAGCCAATCAAATGATCTTCTAATCCGCTCGCGTTTTTCGCGCACATATCGCGGCCCAGTACAACGTAATGCTTGGCACAATCCCTGCACCGCACCACCTCCGCAACGTCTGCGGCGGGCATTTCCCGAATTTCGGCATATGCGCGTTCCAACCGTGTTAGTGCCGTCATGCTTCCACCACGTTCTGCTTTCCGTAACGCAAATAGCGCATCCTCGCGCCTGATGTAATCAGTCATAAGCCATATACTCCATTCCGATTCTGCTTTGCATTTCATACGGCAATGCAAGAAGCGGTGTGCATCTACTCGGGATCTCTGCTTTCAAAAGCCGCTCCGCCTGCCGCTTGGTCAGCTGCCGCTCTCGCTTCTTCAGCGGCAGCTCTCCCTTTGCCGCCGCAATAGCGGTCGGGTTGTGCTTATGTTGACCCATCGTCCCGCACCTCCACGCCAGCCTCGTCCAGCAGGTCACAAAGATCGGTGTCCACGCTGCTACCAATAAACTCGCCATTTTCGTCGTAGTGGTTGTACTCCGTGGTCTGCCGGGATTCTATCCCTGCAAACTCTTTCAAAAGTCTCAGATATTCGTCGTTATCGATGAGCTGAGCCTGATAGAGTTGTCTCAACTGCGCTTTGGTTATGCACTTAGCCATCCTTCTTGCCCTCCTACGGCTTGACATCCACGTTTACCGGGAACTCGGTGTGGAACTCGATCAAATAATGGTACGGGTCAGCATGCGTACCGGTGATGTCCTCTACAACGTAGAGCGTGTAGTCGTTGAGGTAAATGTAATTCTTCTTGTACTCGTTTGCACCGACCTTGCACGTTACGACCAGCTCCGAAGAGGAGTTGTTGCTGATGGACATATAGCCCTCGGCGTAGAGGATGATTTTGTCAGTTCTCGCGTTGTAGACTGTGATGCGGCGTTCGCAGCTGAAATTATCAGCGGCGACGTTCATGTTGTAATTTACCTTCTGCGCTTCGCGGGTCGTGCAGGCGCTAAGCGCGCCGATAAGCATGATAGCCGCCAGAAGCAAAGCCATTCGTTTTTTCATTTTTCAGTTTCTCCCTTCATTGCCTTCTCGGCTTCTTCGCGCGACAGAAATACGGTTTTTCCGAATTCTTGCATCGGGATGTCGCACTCTGTTGTGCGAATCATGTGAATATGTCCATCGGCATCGCCCCCGCGCACTGCGGACGGATGCCCGCAGAAGAATGTCCGAACTTTTGCGCTAAACAATTTTCTCACAGTACCTACAATCCACACCATATCGCCAACCTTGCACGGCAGCACGACCACGCGCCCGTCCTTGTCGGCCTCGGCAAGCCAGCGGAGGCGGGCAACGCCCTCCTGCTCCGCATCACGCATTACGATGTACCGTCCTTCCGCGTCTGCTCGCTCGAATTCGGCACAGCGTTCCGGCGTCAGCCCCGTGTCCTCGTAGGCTTTCAGCCGCGTCCAAACCTTCTTCTGGCTGCACGCGCCATCCTCGCAGAAGCTTCCACCAGGAACATTGCAGCACTGCGCGATGTCGCAGAAGTTTCCGTCAAACGTTAGTCGTTCCATATTTGTTCCTCCACATAGCACCAGCTCTGCGGCGGGCGTCGAATCTGCAAACTACCATTG